GCGTCAGCGTAGTCAGTCATGAGCACGTTAGCCATGGGATTGTCACGCGTTGGTTTCTGACACGCAGACCCCGACATCGTCGGGTAATTCGATCTGGTATTCTTCACCATGTTGCTCTTGTATAAAACAAAAATAACGGCGAGGACAGTCAAGGCCAGAACGTAAATCCTGGGATCGCGGCGAATGAGAAACACGACGGTGGTAATGTAAATTATGAATCTAGAAGCCGCATTAATTCGATCTTCTGGCGTTTGATCACTGGTCGGCCAGAACTGAGAAATTTGATCACGCCTGATGAGTTGCTTAGGGTCGTCGAACCAAGCCTTCATTTAATATAGGTAAAGGTTTATTTTTCCAGGAGTCCCTGTCCCGATCCACCCATCATACTACTGACCATTTTCATCAACGCATCCTGATCAAGATCACCATCACCATTCTCGAATTTATCAGCACACTCCTTCGCTAACGTCTCAATCATGGAGAGCGTTTCAGGGGGGATCGAAACGATAGTGGTGCCGAGCATGTAGAGCGTCTGAAGATACTGCCAGGTGGCATCCTTCGTGTTTGCGGAAAGCTTAGACCAATACGACTTTACGTCGAGGTCCTTGAGAAACTCGATGTTCTCGATTTCATTCAACATGAAACTCTCATCCTTGTTAGAGATGCGACTGGCATAAGGGGTTACGCCATTCATGTATCCATCCACGATGAGACGGGGGTTTGTGGACTTTAAAACGTCAAAAGATGTCAACATCTTCTTAATGCCCTTTTCCTCTGGAAGAGTCTTGTGCAATTCCACAAGAAATTGACCCATCATATCGTTGAACGCAGTAACGGAAGCCATTTTCTTATTATAACTTTGTAATCTTTAAGTTTTAGAAAGGGTCTGAAGATATCGACTCCTTTTTACCTAAACCATTAGAGACAATGAAAAATACAAGTATCGCGTTTAATATAGCGGGTTTGGTATACTTGTTTAATTCTAGTTTGCCTTCATTGTTGAGGTGTGCCTTGAGATGAATATAACCGGCAGTGATACCTCCTGCTACGAGAGCGGCGCTCATTGGGTCACGGAGATAGTCAGAGAGTTCCATTTAATTATACCGGGGATTTTTTGTACGCTGCTCTGGTGCGTCGTCAAATAAAACACCCCCCTGTACTTCGCCACTGAATTCACCCACTGGTTCAGGTTCTTGTTCTTGTTCCAGGGGTTCAGTCCTGAATTCACCCGCTGGTTCAGGTTCCTGCTCTTCGGGGGCAGATGGAGCCTGGACACCCGGCACGGTTTTAAACTCGTCAGTGATACCCGTTTCGGTAGGCGGAGTAGGCTCTTCAACGGGTGCGGGCTCCTCTTCGGGTTCTTCCATTGGAAATTCTGGTTCATCGACGACGTCAGGGTCTAGTGTGTCCCCAATTTCGCCATCGAGATCAATGTCCCTCGAATCCTGAGACATGTACGTTTGAAGAATTTGCTGAACAGGTATCAACTCCTTTACTGTGTATTCGATAGCCATACAAAACCGTGAAGTCAAACTTTCATCACGGGTATATTCACTTTGTTCGTTGTGGAAAATGTAAGGGTCTTTGTACAGGTCCTTGGCGATGTTATTGTAACACGTCTGAATAAACACTTCATTCGTTGGCAATTTAAGCGAAATTTTCTTGTTATTCGCCTTGAGACGAACCGCGGATAGAATCTTGGTACAGGCTACAAAAACGGCAGCCAAAAGATCACTGAACCAAGCACATCTATCGGCGATATTATCTGTATGCTGTTTAGACATCGCATTAGACCAGTTGGGAACTTCCTTCAGTAACTTCTGGAACATGATGAGAATCTTGCGCCCTTTTGAGAGCTTAACGGCTTCCCTGTACATTTCATCAAAAACTTTAATCATAGGAGGACACATTATGAGACATAACTGCTCGAGGTATTCCTTTTTAGCCTCGACGAGCACGTTCAAATTGTCCATTTATGATTAATTGGGTTTTTTTAAAACTTATTTCCTACGCACCCCGCCTGTACTTGTTCGCTACCTTCTTAAGGTTCATAAGATTCGGAAATTCAATGTCATCATCGTCATGAACACTTTTATCTTTTACCTTTTGGGGTTTTGGCCATGACACACATAAATCAAACTCGGTGATACACTGTACAGTAAAGCCACCTCGTATAAACTGTCTCGCTATGTAACGACATGCTGCCGATCTATCAAACACGGGATACCCTAATAAAAACATGGGGATGGTTAAAAATACTTGTTTATGACCGAATTCGACAGACTGTTTTATTTTAGAAGAAAACTGTTCGTAAATTTTAGTGTATATCTCCTTTTTGATCAGATTCTTCTTTTCATCAATTTTTAAAATGTCATTGATGTTGATCATTACAATTACTGTAAATTATTTTTAGCCTTTTCAAACTCACCCCTGGTAGGCATAGCCACTTCCTTAATGAGGTCGAATTTAATAAATTCCTTACCCTGCGACCCTTCTGTAAAAGCTTTCACGTCGCTAGGCTGTTTAGCATCAAGTGGCTGAGAGCGAAGAGATGTGAGATTTACGGCATCACCCTTCACTTCGAACGAAGCTACGACTGAGAACCCATAGGTGAAACCACCCTTTTTCATCACCATGAATACACATTCATAAATGTCACCATCACCCCCGGTGTATTTCTTGATTTTAGTCGTTTCGATGATATAGGTGGGAGTACCTATGCGCTTCGAAATTTCGTCGTTCGCTTGAATGACGAGGGTTTCCATCATGTCGTTATCAGCAGAAACCTCAACCTCACTGTAACCCGATAGGTTTGGTCTGGGATCATTGAGACGAATGTAGTCTACTGGTTTATTGTACCCTGAAAAACCGAAAATCTCAGTGAATGATTCACGCCTGGTCAACAAAATGACCAAGACGATGAGAATCAAAAATATATATATCTTCATCTTTACTATAGTGCGTTAATTTTTTTTTACTAAATACCATATAAATATTAGATGTCCCTGCTAATTTATAGTCCAAGATGTAAACATTCCATGGAAATTGTTGAATATGTCAATAATCAGGCGCAATTGAAACAGTTGGTACAGTTCCATAACGTAAATACACAGGGGATACCCAGAAACTTTCAGAACAAGCTTACCCGTGTTCCCACGATGCTGACAAAGAATGGAAAGATTCTCGTGGGAGGTGAAATAAGAAACTGGTTAGACTCACTCCTACCAAAGAAGGATATCGAACACGGTGGGTTTGGTGGTGTGTGTTCCATGAGTAGTCTACATGGTAACGAAAAGGATGCGAATATGTTCTACCTAGATAGTTACGGTCAGTCTCTCCAGCCTGCGATGACAAAGGAACTCGAAGAAAAAATAAGCAGGGACGTATCTAAGGGTATGGCATATACAGATTTAAAGATGTAACGCATGAGTCTTGTAGACATGAAATTGGTTTCAATACAAGCATCCGCTTTTAAGTCGACTTTTGAAGTTTTAAAGGATATTCTCAATGACGTCAATATTTACTTTCGACCACAGGGTATGTATATTGTCACACTCGACACGGCGAGAACATCACTGATTGATATGTTCCTGGCAGCCGATAACTTTGAAGAGTATCACTGTGATCAGGAGGAGATTATAGCTGGTATCAATATTTCAAACACTTTCAAGTTACTGAAAACAATTACAAACAGTGATGTTCTCCAGATTGAAATCAATTCAAAGGAATATATGGATATCACGATTACGAGCGAATCAAAAAAGACGAGTTCCAAGTTCCAATTGAAGCTACTGGATATCAATGAAAGTCGTATAGAAGTTCCTGAAGTTGAAATGTCCACCGTAACAATTCTACCTTCATCAGACTTTCAGCGTCTGTGTCGTGATATGTATAACCTCGGTTCGGAAATTAGTATCACCCGTGAGGGCAAGTACCTCAAACTTAGATGTGACGGCGATTTTGCGAACCAGGAGACATGTATCGAATGCCCGGAGGAAAGTCCCTGTATAACTGGTCTATACAGTCTTAAATATTTGAATATCTTTACAAAGGCGACGAGTATGTGTGCGTCTGTGCAAATTATACAAGAAACGGGCAACCGGTTTTTGATTCTAAAATATAACGTTGCGAACCTGGGTGAGCTTAAGTTCTACCTGGCAACTAAGGTATCCGAAGATCTGTAATACAAGTATCCAGTGTCGATATCGTCTTTGTCATACCGAGTGTGTTTTTAATAATAATTTTAGGTAAATGTGTTTCCAGATACGAACGATCGTAATATAGGAATTGGTCAATTGGGACTTTCTCCTTGTGGAAATCACAACGAGGACCACTGTAACGTTTCACCTTTTCAGTAATATCTCTTATAGGTTTATCATCATGATCAACTAACCAGGCACTACTCAAAGGAATACTAAAATGTACGTTCTTGTCTTCATCTACACCGGGCAAAAAATTGATATTATTCGATATAGCCGTGTACACTTTGCCGTTGAACATGTATTTGACACGTAGAATGACATTCTTTACATTTTGTGGGATACACGTATGCATACTATTTCTATACGTGACATCTGTATAATATTCAGTTAAAATACCATCTTCCCAATCCTTACTTTCAATTTCCCAGAATGGATCTTCAGTCTTATACCTGATGTCCGGATCAATTTCATAAGTCAGGGACTTAGAAACGATGTAATAATCCGGAAACGTGGTTATCTTTTTGTAAAAGTATATAAGATTACTTAAAAGTTTAAAGAGCATTCTTTATATAAGGTATGGAAAGTAACTTTTTAAGTAGATATAATAA